GAATGGGAGAGTGCATATACAACAGGATTAGATCTTTTAGGTTTTAAATATGAAAACAGAACTGAACCGTTTCAAGGAGCTTCAGGTGCAACGCACCCAGTTCTTGCAGAAGCAGTAACACAGTTTCAAGCTCAAGCTTACAAAGAATTATTACCAGCAGATGGACCAGTTAGAACTCAAGTTATAGGAGTTAAAAATCCACAAACAGAGATGCAAGCAACTCGTGTAAAAGACTACATGAATTATTTGATCATGGACACAATGAAAGAATACGAATCTGAATTTGATTCTATGTTATTTCATTTACCATTAGCTGGATCTACATTTAAAAAAGTTTACTACGACGTACCACTTGGAAGAGTGGTATCGAAGTTTGTACCAGCGGATGAATTAATTGTACCGTATACGGCTACCTCATTAGACGATGCGGAAGCAGTTATTCATACCGTGAAAATTTCAGAAAACGAATTAAGAAAACAACAAGTCAACGGATTCTATAGTGATGTAGAGTTAGGTCCTCCAGGTACAGATACTAATGGAGAACTATCTAAAAAAGAACGTGAGCTAGAAGGAACTAAGAAGACAGGTAAGAACGAACCTGTTTATACTTTGTTAGAGTGCCATGTTAATTTAGACTTAGAAGGTTTTGAAGATGTTGGAGCAGATGGTGAACCAACAGGAATAAAATTACCTTACCTCGTTACAGTCGAAGAAGGTAGTAGGAAAGTTTTGTCTATTAGACGAAACTATGCGCCCGATGATCTAAAGAAAAGTAAGATCCAATATTTTGTCCACTTCAAATTTCTGCCAGGACTAGGATTTTATGGCTTTGGATTAATTCATATGATTGGCGGATTGAGCAGAACGGCAACGGCTGCTCTCCGTCAATTATTAGATGCAGGTACATTATCAAACCTACCAGCAGGATTTAAACAACGTGGTGTAAGAGTCAGAGATGAAGCATCACCAATACAACCAGGTGAATTTAAAGATGTAGATGCACCAGGTGGTAATTTAAGAGATGCTTTCTTTCCTTTACCATACAAAGAACCTTCTCCAACATTATTGAACTTACTTGGTGTTGTTGTACAAGCTGGTCAAAGATTCGCGGCTATTGCTGATATGCAAGTGGGTGATGGTAACCAAGGCGCTGCAGTTGGAACTACAGTTGCGTTATTGGAGCGTGGTTCAAGAGTCATGAGTGCTATTCATAAAAGATGCTACGCAGCAATGAAATCAGAATTTAAATTATTATCTAAAATAGTTGCACAATATTTACCGCCAGAATATCCTTATGATGTTGTAGGTGGTCAAAGAAATATTAAACAAGCTGATTTTGATGATAGAGTAGATGTAGTACCTGTAGCGGATCCTAATATATTCTCAATGTCTCAAAGAATAACTTTAGCTCAAACACAATTACAGATCGCAACATCTAATCCACAGTTACACAACATGTATCAAATCTATAGAAACATGTATAATGCAATTGGTGTTAAAGATGTTGATACAGTATTACCTCCACCGGCGCCAAATGCACCGATGGATCCAAGTATGGAACACATAAATGCTTTAGCTGGTAAACCTTTTCAAGCTTTCCCTGGTCAAGACCATAGAGCACATATTACAGCTCACTTAAATTTTATGTCAACTAACATGGTTAGAAATAATCCTGCTATTATGGCTGCTATACAAAAAAATATATTAGAGCACATTTCAATTATGGCTCAAGAACAAATTCAATTAGAGTTTAGAGAGCAAATAATGCAATTACAGATGATGCAACAACAAGCAGCAACAAATCCACAGATACAAGCGCAGGTTCAAGACATCACAAACCAGATTGAAGCAAGAAAAGCAGTGTTGATTGCTGAAATGACTGAAGAATTTATGAAAGAAGAAAACAAAATTACTTCACAATTTGATTCAGACCCACTATTGAAGCTAAAAGCACGTGAAGTTGACCTAAGAGCAATGGAAAATGAACGAAAAAAAGAAGCTGATCAAACAAAAGCTGATTTTGATAGAGCAAAATTAATGCAAGCAAGAGATTTAGCTGAAGATAAGATGGATCAGAACGAAGAATTAGCAGAATTAAGAGCAAGTGTAAGTCTTGCAAAAAAAAATAATGCTAATATAAACTAGTAAAGGTAAAAAATATGATGAACTATAAAAAAGCAAAACAAATGGCAGTTCCAAGTCAGAATGTAGAGGTAGATCCAAGATCTAAGACTACAGCTGATGGTGCATTTAACAATATTCCTACTGGAGACAAGGAAAAAGTTAGAGGAACTAAAAGAATGTTAGCTGAAAAGAAAAAAACAGCTACTTGGTACTAAATTATGTGGTTATCGGCAATTAAATTAGCCGTCTCTGCTGGTAGTAAGATTTATGCTAACAAGCAGAAGGCAAAAGTCGCAATGTCAGACGCACAACTGCTACATGCAGAGCGTCAAGCTCGTGGTGAAGAACAATACCAGGGTAAATTATTAGAGGCACGTCAAAATGACTACAAGGATGAGTTCGTTCTTATAATTTTGTCGGCGCCAATAATTGTGCTTGCGTGGGGAGTCTTTTCAGACAATCCAGTTGCTATGGAGAAGGTAAAAATTTTCTTTGAACACTTCGCGGCACTGCCGACATGGTTTTCTACGTTGTGGATTCTTGTAGTTGGATCAATTTTTGGTATAAAGGGTACACAGATTTTTAAAAACGGAGGAAAAAAATAATGGCTGTAGGATTTTTTGGTAAATTACTTTTAAAAGGTGCAAGTAAAGTTTCACCAACTATTAGTTCTGTTAAGGCAAACGTGCCTACAACAAAATTACAAAAAGCTAAAAGTAAATTAAATATTGCTAAACAAAAAACAAAAGCTTCAAAAGCAAAATTAAGTCAAACTTTGTTTAATATAGATCAGGCTTCTAAAAAAGCAAAAGAAGCAGCTAAACATAAAAGAAACGAAAAAATAGTTAAAAAATTTATAGGAGAAAAATAATGCCAGGAAAACCAATAAGTAAAAGTAAACAAAAAGGTCTAGCAAAGCTAGCAAAAATGAAACCCGAGTTAGCAAAAAAGTTTGGATACAATCCAAAAAGAATGATTGCTAAAAAAGGTGGGAAAGCGAAAAAATAATGGCAAAACTTTGTCCAAGAGGAAAAGCAGCAGCAAAGCGAAAATTTAAAGTGTACCCTTCGGCGTACGCAAACATGTATGCATCAGCAGTATGTTCAGGTAAAGTTACACCAGGTGGTAAGAAGAATAGAAAAAAAGCTATGGGTGGTGGAATGATGGATATGCCAAGAGCATCATATAAACATGGCGGATCTTGTAAGGCCATGAAAGGAAAAGGAAACGCTTACGGAAAGAACTCGTAATGCGAGCTTATTATTCTAAGGGAGGACTACGAGAATGGGTAGCACAAAAATGGGTGGACATCGGAGCACCGAAGAAAGACGGGAAATATCAACCATGCGGAAGATCGAAGGGGAGCAAAAGGAAATATCCAAAATGCGTTCCACTTGCAAAAGCCACACGGATGACAAAGTCGCAAAAGGCGAGTGCTGTCAAACGAAAACGAGCTGCAGGTAACCCAGGCGGTAAACCAACTAACGTTAAAACATTTGCATAATGAATTTAGAAAAAGATTTACAAAGATTAAAAAAAGAAAAAGCATTAAAAGAATCTGCTATTGCACAACTTAGAAAAAGAAGTAAAGACTCTAATGCTAGACCTAGAGCAGAAAAAAATATTTTATCTAACAACCCTAACATGCAAAAAATCTAATGAGAAAAAAAGAAAATCCTATTAGAAAAACTACTACAGGCAAGGGTGCAAACTATAGATCAACAAAATCTGGAGCTGGAATGACAGCAAAAGGTGTAAGAGCTTACAGGGCAGCAAACCCTGGAAGTAAACTAAAAACAGCCGTGACAGGAAAAGTGAAACCTGGATCAAAAGCTGCTAATCGTAGAAAATCATACTGCGCTAGATCACTAGGACAATTAAAAAGGTCTTCAGCAAAAACACGTAACGATCCAAACTCACGAATCCGTCAGGCAAGAAGGAGATGGAAATGTTAACTAAAAGACAAAAAACAACACTTAAAAAGCACAGCAAACATCATTCTTCAAAGCATATGGCTAGCATGAAAAAAGACATGAAAAAAGGAATGTCATTTTCAAAAAGTCATAAAAAAGCTATGAAGAAAGTTGGTGCTTAATGCAATTAGAAACAGTAAT